GATGCCGTCTTAAAATGGACAACGGCGATCCGTATGAAACAATCAGCGGTTGATGACGCCATCGACGGCATAACATCGATCACTGACGTCTGATTTTTCTACGATATACATAAGTTACCTCGCTGTAGCTGGTGCCACACCACTACTGGCACCAAAGGTTCCGCCAAAGCCGCCGAATGGGTTTTCTGCCCAGGCCATATATATGAACGTATGATCGGTATTAGGTGAACCAGCACCGGCACATCGCATCTTGAATCCATTTGATAAAAAGTCCAGCATCGGCGCGGTCATATCCGCATCTTCACCTCCTACGGTTAACAGGTCCAGAGTTATTTCCTTATCTGCTGGATTATAAGTATCTCTAGCACGGTCCACGGCCCACCAGTTATTGTCCACATCTATACTCTTACAAATTACCAAAGCAGGAGCGAAACCTGTGAAAATAAGGGGACCGTCAAGAGATACTTCATCATTATTTCCTTCATACTTTCCGAAACTACTGAAACCTGGGACGGAGTGCCAACAATAGGTAAGGAGATTTTCGCTTTCCCCCCACCCCGTACTATCAAAGTTGATATATACGGAGGTTGGGTTTACCTCTCCCCAGAGATAGGTATTGATCTCTTCATCTACATTTTGGTCAATATACAATACTCTTGAATGGGGGACGGTCGTATCTTTGTGATAAACGTAGTTAACACCGATAGCATCTATAATCTTTGTGACCCAAAACTCTGGAGTTGAACTTAGACCATGAGCGACTTTGTTATTTGCATTGTCGCTGTCTGATAATGTGCAGGTAAACATAGAAAAGCCCGCCGTCTGATTAGCTGCAACTACGCTAGAAATATCAATAGTGCCACCAGCGCCGTCGCTTTCACCAGCGTCTAAGGTTTCGCCATTAGTGCCATCAGCCTTCCAATGATAATCAATAAATGCCTCGCCTTCATCATTATAACCACCGGTCCCTGCGCCCATTATATATCCATCGGTAGTGCTAAAGGCGGTGATCCCATTGATATCTTCACTTTGGGCATTATTGCTATCAAGATTCCATTCAAATCCTGCTGTGCGAATGCGGTCCTGAACTTTCCATTCATCGTTAACATCACGGTTCTTAATCCAGATCATATCAGTGCCAAACTGGCTGTTACCGGTCTGCGGGATTCCGCCGCCTACACCAACAGTTCCTAGCCGAGTGTTGGCCTGGAAGTGGGCCGAAGGATCAACGATGGCTGGGACGGGGAGGTTGGTTGTGTTGATCGCCTTGAACCCGACAATATTTCCAATGGTGTCGTCGCCCTCATAATAGGCAAACCCCGCCGTACTCGATCCAAAATTAAAAGTGTATGTATCTGGGCCACTGCCCCTGTTGCCTATAACGATGGTAACACCCCCCGGCAGATTAGCGAAAATTTCTCCAGAACCGCTATCAGGATTGCCGCTTGTTTCCCAAACTCCTTCCTTACCAATCCATAGTTTGTTTGAACCAGCACCCAGACTCATATCAAGGGCAAAGCTGATGACATCAGTTGCTAAAAAAGTTGAGAGGGTTGCATTTGTGCCTGGATCACCTTGCCCATCACCATCAATCACATACCCTGTCGATGGTTTGATAACCCAAGTTCCGTGATCCGCTGCAATATCATTACTGCTATCCCACGGACTAAAAGCTGTGGATGCGTAAGGTCCAAAACCTCCCCAAACACCAACCCAAGAATCAACGGTTAATGCATCAATAGTAACCTCCCAATACCACTTGCCAGACGTAATCCACACTGAACCAACCATGCCATCGCCACCAGCAGTAGAATCCGACCACACCAAGTTCCCAGCTACTGCTGTATCAGTTGTATAGCCCTTAGATAAAGATGATAGCGTCATAAAATTATTAGTCGGCGTATCAATTACTCGGTCGTTAACAGCTAGCCCGCTGTCGGTGAAGTGGTTTAGGAATGAAGTCGATCCGTCAGTCCAGCGGAAATTCTCCCAGTCCATACTGGAATCCGCTTGCCCAAGCCAAACTGTATAAGTCGCGGTAGATTTCGCGGTCCATTCATACCGCTGAACACCATCTTCAAAAACTTTAAACGTATCGCCTTCGCGTTGGAATTTAATGGTTTCTCTTGTATGATAAACTACTTGGAAAATTGCAGCACCCCCCACAGTATCCAAACTACCAGCAGCGTATGCGTCAACTTCATCATTTCCAGCATTGAAGTGAAATTTCAGGTAGATGCTATCGTCCATTAAATTGACGCCACCAAGAGCAACGGTGCTACTCCAATGATCCCCAATTTCTGCGGTAGCAAACCCACCAACATAAGCAGGATGAGAACCGGCGTACCAAATAAATTCAACAGCAAAGTCGCCAGTAAACGTGCGCTCGCTAACGTAGATTGCGCCAGTTTGGCCAATAGTTGCTACAACGTCTGTTGCAAGCGTGGCGAAGTCTCCAGTATCACCGGTCCAATCGCCTGTGCCGCTTGTGGTCTTTGTAGTTACGCCGGATAAATGAACATCTGTTCCAGCGCCGTTGCCAGTTCCAGTTGGTACGGCGAAATTTAAATAAAACCCATTCGTTCCAAAATCCAACGTACTAACAGAAATCGGACGCCAAACTTTATTGTCATCAAATTCACCAAAGCTGGTGGGAGTGAGTGCCTGATTATCAATCATCACACACTCGGCTAAATACCCATCCCAATTATTTCCTGATGGTGAGGGGTGGTGGATATCTCCCCAGCTATGTGGAACGGCGGAATTAAAAGAAGCATTCTCATATCGAAGCGGATTTGTTCTCGTATTAAACGATGTGATCTCATCCCCGTTGTAATAGATTCTCATTCTATCATCGGCATCTTCATCTGGAAGTCCGCTGTCATAAACACAAACCAAATGACCCCACGCATGAGGATCACGAAATACTTGATTTGTGACTAACTGGGCTGAGCTTGAAGTGGTGGGGTAAAAATTAAATTGGTTTGAGGCATTAAATTTTATTGTTGACGGTGACCCAGCCACACATATGGTGCGTGTGTCACCGACCCCGATGGGCAGTTTTCCTATCTTAAACCAAAAAGAAATTGTGAATTTATCGACATTACCGGCTGTTGAAACTGTACGGGTTAAGACGGGGTTGTCAGTTTCATCGAACCGGCATGAGTAATTGACTTCGCCCCCCGTTGCGGGGGCCGCTGCAGATACACCAGCCGCAGCCAGCAACATCTTTTGTGCATTATCGGTCATTAGCCGCTCGCCAGTATGGCCATTGCACCATTCCAAATTGTGCCGCCATCAACAGTTGTGAAAACAAGTACGTCTACACCTGATGCCGTTAATGTCGGTGCCGTGCCCCCAGCCCAATCAACGGAAGCCGGCCACGCCACCACTTGTGGCGATCCGCCATTGGTGATATATAGAGTGAAGCCATCTTCCTGCCCAGTAGGAAAGGGGTTATCGAAAGTGAGGGTGGCCGTCGCAGCAGTGATAGTCATAGAGACAGACCGGCCAAGGTTCAAATTAACGGAGTGAGTGCCGTTACCTATGCTCCCCACGATATTAACCCGAGTTTCTTCAGCTTTCACTACACTAGTACAACGATAATCCCCGGAAGCGTACTCAACAAATTCAACTTCATCCCCCGGGAAAACCTCTAAATTCACTCCGTTGGGCATGATGAGGTCAGTTGCGTGGTGCGTGAGTATGAGCGAGTTGTCAAAATGCAGCTTGATCACCACGCCGGGGGTGACGCTCATACTATTTATAGAAGTGATATCCGTCGTGCCGGTCACATCAAAATAATTACTGCCCGTCAACACAGGCAAAGCCCCAGTTGAGGCCACATCCGCACCCTTCGTCCAACTACCAAGTTCACCCAATCCTGCCGCCGTTATACGAAGTTCGATCCGGTCACCCGTTGCAAAAGCTCTCCCGGTAGTACTTTCCTGTTCCCGCACAATAGTCAGAACATCTGTGGACCGAGCAGTACACTTAACGATCTCCAAGTTGTTGGCGGTGTCGATCAATGTGGCGTAAAAATAATCGGGGGCTACTGGATTAGGGAAGAGCGCCCCTTCCGAAGAAGTCACAGTAAGCGAGGTAGCATCATCTACGATACCAGAGGCTAACAGAGAAAACGCATTATTCTTAAATAGAGCAACCATTCTCTACACCCCTAACTAACAGTGATGGTCCAAGTGATAATCATGCTATCTGATGCGCCTTTGTTGATAACAGAAAACACTGCCCGACACAATAAAGTACCAGTGGATGCTGCGTTTAACACTCCAGCTTCCGTTATAGCCCCAGTTCCGGTCCCCGCCGGAAATGTCGTAACATATACTTCGGTATTAGTTGAGGCCGTAGAGGAATCATGGGCCACACGAGCACTCTCTGTCCCAAGCGTTGTGTCGCCAACAACTGCCGCTGTTGATCCAGTTCCAACAGCCATATGAGACATAACATTAGTCCCTGTCCCATCTATACGAGAAGCAATAAAATTAAGCCCCACCGTAGTAATCAGATTGGGAATTACCCGATCCTCAATAATCTCACCGTCCTTATCTAGGTGGGTTAACCTAAGCTCCCCTGATATACCTATCTTCTCCCGAAACATACCTAACTCCTCAGTTAACTATAGCGCGGTTAGCGCCAGCGTTATTTACTACACTAACAACGGTATGCACAGTTGCTAAACTTTCAGAAATAGTAACGCTATCCGAAAGCCCAACACCAACGGAAAACACCACGCCTGAGTCAGTAATAGTAATAGCTTCGCTATGCCCCAGGGCTGAGGTTAATGCTATCGAATCCGCAACACTAACTCCCTCAGCAAACCCTGCAACAGGACCAATAGACACAGAACTTATATAGGGCTGAGCACCAACCCATGCCACAACTATAGCCCCCGCATCCACCGCCGCCTCTGGAGCGCTTCGGAAAACAACAGGCGCGGGATCAGATTGTGCGTTAGCCGCCCTAGGAAATGTAGGAAATGCTGCCATTAAGCCACTGCCGCTCGTATCCGGAACCGCAAAGTATCAAACACTGTCTGGATATTCCCATTGTAGTTGATAAGGATATCTCCTTCATACGCCCCAGCAGCGAGACTTGTAAGAATGCCGCCAGTAAAATCAAAAACGAATTGACCAGCAACCCCGCTGCCAACCTTAACAGTAGTTATTGTAGAGAGCACCGTAGCGCTCCCCGCCAGGTGGAATTTAACCGTCACAGAAGTCGTACCTGCCGAGAGGTCTACCGCCACACCTGTAGCCTCATCAGTAAGTGAGACTGTCACTGTAGGAAGCTCGTCTCCTGACACTGCGCGAATTGTATCAGCCATCTTCAGCCCCTAAGCAAAAGAAACATTGCGAGCAGTTATAACCGCCCGGCCCGAACCTACATTAACACGAGCCCGGCGCTCTGCCGACTTAAACGCATACTGTTTGGCATGATATGCAGCTAACTCGAAATCTGTCCAAGTTCGCTCAGGAAGTGTCAAAAGATGCTGCAAAGCCCCGTGCATAATAACATTTTCCAGGTCGTCCATAACAGTCTGGTCCATACCGGTAGCGGTACGAAGAGGTTTTAAAGCCACAGTCATCCGCACATCATAGTTTATATCATCATTTGGCGGTGGGGCTACATAGAACGTATCTGCATCTATATGAACTACAAATTGGGGGGAACCCCGCTCAGCAGCAGCACTAGTAGGATATTTCGGATAACGACTATGTACTAATTCTAAGGTAGCAGGTGTCACCTTCACGCCATTTATCGACGCCGTAATAACGGCGTGTACCTCTGTATTAGCAGGGATCTCAAATGGGTAATCATATACGCCCGGGGTCAGCCGAATATCAGGTTGGATATACCGCCACCCAAGAGTACGTTCGCAGGCCTCTATAGCTGTATCCCGAACATAATTAATAAGCACAGGTTGGGGGCACCCCGGGGCACTAGGAGTAACCCTATTAACCATGTCTGAGAATAATCGCGTTGCCACTAAACCACCTCAACTTGCAGGGGTTGCCCAGCATTCTATGTGTCTGTAACCGGGCGAGATGCAGAAGTAACTCCAAGCATCTCAGTATAAGATTCTTTGAAAAGTTGCGCTCGCTGGCTGGTAACATTTTCGTTATCTACAGACTCAACAAGGAATACTACTATATCCACAACAACAGGAAAATAAGCATCCGGTAATAATGTCACTGCAGTTGTGCTATCATAGGTAGGAGGAACCTGGGAATATTCAATATCCAGAGATTGCCCAACCGGAGCCTGAGGGTAGATAAAGAACTTATTGGGATTCCTCACATGCCGCATCCAATTTATTGCAGCTGCTGCTGTATCATTTGGCCAAGTGGGGATAGTCTGATCAAGAACCTCACGATCTGCTTCAATTACCCCATTACCACTAACAACCGAGTATACCTCAATAACACGTAACGAATCCGAAGGAGCAGCTTGAATAACTTCCCCAGCAGTGCAAGCAACAGTACCCACATAAGAAAAAAGATCAGGTCGTAGAAGCTGAACACGCTTCAAAGCCTGATTACTCAGACTAAGAATAAACGCATCAGAATATCGATACGTTGTAGTCTCATCCTGAATAATCCGACGAACTTCAGCAATTACATCGCCGAGGATCACTTCCTGATACCCTTACTAGCATCAGCCGCTAGTTCAGATCTTATTCTTTTCTTCGGTTTGGTTTTCTTAACGTCTTCCTCAGAAGTCCCAAGGTCAACTTTGGCTTTACGACCTTTCTGTTTCTCCGGCATGAACTTTTCTGGGAACGCAATTTCTTCAGGGACCTCCTCCATCTTGGGGTGCCTCGCCAAGATTTCGGTATAATGAAATACCTGGCCGTCGTCCATATGACGTAGCCAACGGCCAGGGATAGCCATATTGGGTCTCATAGCCATGTCGGCCTCCTACGTAGGGAGGAGGGGAGCCGAAGCCCCCCAACTCACTAACTTTTACGAGCAATCTACGCAGATTGCCCAAACCTCAACAACTGCCGTGTCACAGGCGTTAACCTGCACCAAGTCAATTGTATCGGCAGAATCGTAGTATTTACCTTTACCGAGGCCAATAATGACGTTCGGAGTACCTTCGGTAAGCACATGCGTTGGGCCGTAGCCCGCAGCTGTATTACCATTAACGCCATCAAGGTAGCCGTCTGGATCGTCCCCATCACCTAAATCGAAGGTCTGAGTAGCACCTTCAGCCGTGGTGACAGTGACGCCGGCAGAGATAACGAACGTCTTGGCAGGGATTTTAATCGCTTCCAAGATATCACCAGCGCCAAGGGCCGTGGCCCCCGCAGCTACGCGAGCGGTAGTGATAGTGGCGAAGTTCATCGTCACCTTCTCGACCCGGATTAGATCTTGTCCTTTGGCCCTTGGTGCCGCAGAACCTTTATCATACCCGTGGGTATCTGTGTAAGTAGCCATTGTTGTCTCTCCTTAAGCAATGGTGATGATGCCAGCGGTCATGGCTTCAGGCTTAACAACCTTATAACCATAAACCTGCAGACCACGGATAATGTCGCCGAAGGTGGACTCAGCCCGCAGAGTTTCCATATTGGTCATCTGCGAAGCAAAGGTCAAAGCCTTCTTGTGACCGGAGAAGATGGTAAATTCACCACTAGGTCCAGTCGCCGACAGCGGAAGATTGTGACTCACAAAAAGAGTGAACCGATCAATCACACCAAGCCGCCCATTACGCAGCGGCGAGGAACCGTCACCGGTAATTGACGCATCCTTGAGGTCGGACTGTTTGATTATACCAGCCATTTTTGCCGGAATAATCATCCAGCGCCCAGCTTCAGGGACGTTGGCTTCATCGAGTACCGTACCGTGATTGATAATCTCAGCAAGGACATTCGAAGTAGTCAAAGCATTTGGCGTACTTGCAACACCCAAGTCAATTGCAAGGGTCTGCTCACCAGCCGTCAAACCACGGTTCGTGGAAGCCACATCACCAGCAATATTGCCAAGAACATCAACATCAATGGTGATCTTCATACGCTCAGAAGCGTCTTTAGACCATGCATCCATCATAGCGATGTCTGACTGAACCTGGTCAACATCATCTTCGACAGCAGCAAAATACTTACCTTT